AAATGTTTCTATTTAATGCCATTTCTGGAGCACCAACAAAAAAAGTATAGCCCCTTTTTTAGAGGGGGAGCTTTTACACTTAATTGATGCAATGGCTTGCAGATATCATAAGTTACCTAGTGACCTATTGAAACTCGAGTTGAATGATTTCAACTTAAACTCTATAATACTTTTAAAAGCTGTTGAAAGACAGAATAAAAAAGATACTGAAAATAGCAACACTAAATGGAGTGATATAAAAATGCACAAGGGTAACAAAAATTTATCAACATTCGGATTAGCAGTAAGCACAAAAGATAAAGGCACTAAATAATGATTGGTGCTGATAATCTTGGTTGTTTGACCGTTTTCCTTAACGTTGACATGAAAGCTTTCGTCACTAAGATGCAACTTGCAAAAGGTGAAATTGGTGGCTTAAATAAAGCTATTGTGGCTAGTAGTGCAGTGTTTGCTAAAGTTGGAAAACAGTTTATGATTGCTGGAGCAGTAATCGTTGGGGCATTAGCCTTAACTGTTAAGTCAGCAGCAGATTTTGAAACTAGTATGGCTAAAGTAAATACTATGCTTACAGATTCTACAGAACATTACTTACCTTCATTTGCAAAACAAATTCAACATTTAGCTATAACATATGGACAATCTACTAAGGTATTAGCAGATGCGACATATGATATTTTATCTGCTCAGATTGATGCTTCTAAAGCAATGGATTTATTAGAGGTTGCTTCTCAGGCAGCTGCCGGTGGATTTACGAGTGTAGCTACAACTACTTCTGCTCTTATTACTTTGATGACAACATTTGGAGACCAGTTAAGAGATTCAGCAGATGCAGCGGATTGGTTAGCGGCAGTTGTTGAAAGAGGTAGAATTACAATGGAAGATGTTGCAACTACTATTGGTCAGACTGCAGCTATGGCTTCAAAAGCTAGAATGTCGATAGAAGATTATGGTGCAGCATTTGCAATGTTAACTCGTGGTGGATTAGATGCACATAAGGCACAAACTGCTTTAAAAGGTATTTTACGTTCAGTATTAAAAACATCAGATGAAGCAGTTGAGGTTGCTAGACAATTAGGAATTGAATGGGGAGTAGATGCTTTATCGGCAGAAAATTTTGCAAATACATTAGATATATTATCTAAAGCTTCGATAGAACAATTAGCAGCAATTTCTCCAAATATTAGAGGATTGTTAGGTTGGGCTATCACTGCCGGACAAGCAAGTCAAGCATCAAAAGATTTAGAAGTTATAACTAATAGAATGGGATTAAGTTTAGAAAAATATGGAAAAGTTCAAGACACACTAACCCTTAAATGGAATAAGATGAAACAACAACTTATTGTTTCTTCTCAAATTATAGGAGAAAAACTTATTCCTTTAGCTAAATCACTTATTGACCATATTTCTAATTTAGCTGGGAAAATTACTTGGCTTTCTGAAAAGGTTCCTATATTAACAGAAGCATTATTGAAGTTACTTAGTATTACAGGATTATTATTAACAACTTTAGGTGGGATATTAATAGTTCTTCCTCATCTTTGGTCTGGACTTTTATTAGCTAAAGTTGGTGCAATTGCATTAACTGAAAATTTATGGTTATTAAATGCTGCCGGAACAGCTACACAAGCAACACTGGCTAAACTTTCTGTAGTTGCTGCTGGTCTTTTTATTGGATGGCAAATAGGAAACATTTTAAAAGAGATGCCTGTACTTAATAAATTATTAGTAAAAAATAAAAAAGCTGTCCTTGATGGGAAGGATGCTGCAGAAAAACATAAGCATACACTTGATTTATTAAAGATAATGACTAATGATTATTCTAAAGCTATTGTTATTTATAATGAGGAACTTAATAAAGGGGCTACATACCAAGAAGCCCTGAGTGTTGCTTTAGCAGAAACAAATGAAAATTTTAAATCTCAAGGTCAGGTATTAGATGCGTTGGAAAAAAGAGGAAAAGCATATGACGAGGCTGTTAAAAAAAGAGCAGACACAAAAGCATTAAAGCTTGATTTGATTGAGTTTAAGGAATCTACTTGGACAGAACAAAGAAAAAAAATAAACACTGAGTTTGAAAAAAATAAAAATTTATTATTAACAAATTATATAACCTTAGAAGATGCTGAAAAACTTCACAATAAAAAAATAGAAAGTATAAAATCACAAGGACTTGAAAATGAGTTAGCATTAATTGCTGCAGAGAACATTGGTTATGAAAAAGAAATTGAGTTATTAACAACAACAAATGAGGAACTTGAACTTTTAAATAAACAACATAATGCTGAGATAAAAAAATCAGATGCTGAAAGAAACAAAGCAATAGAAGATGCTTTAAAACCATTAAAGGCAGCAAGGGACAAAGAAAGAAAAATAGAAGAAGATAGATTAAAATCAATTAAAGATATTGAACTTAAAATATTAACATTAAGAAAACAAAGTTATATTATTAGTGTTCATCAAATTGAAGAACAAGCTGATGCATTTAGGGCAGCAGGGGTTTCAGAAGCTCTTATTTTAAAGTTTTTAACTGCTGCTTTTAAGGAGTTAGCTGATTCAGATAAAAAAGCAACTGATATATTAATAGAAAATAAGAGAAAATTATCTCAAAGTTTTAGAACAGTATTAGACCCGATAGCTGCAGCATATGCAGAATTAGCTGAAGAGATGAAGAAGATAGATGAAACTGATTTAACTTCATTAGAGAAGGCTCAATACTTAGCCAAGAGAAAAGCTGAAATAGAAAAGGATGCTATTGATGAGACATTTGATTATTATGAGGAAGCTTCAAAAAGAACTTATAATGCAATAGCAGATTCTTTTAAGACTTTATTTTTAGATGCATTTGAAGGAAATTTAAAAACAGCAAGAGATTATTTTGATGCCTTTGCTTCATCAGTTAAGAGAATAATTGCTGATATGTTAGCTCAAATGTTAGCTATGAAATTATTAGGAGTAGGGGGAACGGGGGGCTTATTAGGAGGATTGTTTCATCAAGGAGGACCAATAAAAAAACATATGGGGGGATTAATAAAAGCTCATCAGGGTGTAGCATTAACAGCAGATGAAGTTCCAATTATTGCTCAAACAGGAGAAGGTATATTATCTAGATTAGGTATGGGTGCTCTTGGAGGTAAATCAGAATTAGATAATTTAAATAGAGGGGCAGCACCACAACCTAAACAAGAAATACATAGACATTATTATATTAATGCAATGGACGCAAAATCATTTAAAGATTTTTTAAGTAATAATAGACAAAGTCTAGAGGATGTAATTTCTGATTCATACGATGAAAATAGTTCTTTAAGGAGATTGTAATGGCTACTTATCCAACTTCTCCAAAAATACCTTTTCCTTTAACTAAGACACCCATATGGGATACTGCAATTGTGAAGTTTAAAGGAATGAATGAAATAAGAAGAGCAAATCATTCTACTGCTAGATATAAATTTACTTTTAGGTATTTAGTTTTAACAGAAGCTGAAAAGGATACTATAAGAGATTTTTTTATAGCTAGAAATGGTGATTATGAATCTTTTACTTTTGTTAACCCAGAAGATGCTGGCTCTCATACAGTTAGATTTTTAGAATCAGAATTAGATATAGAATATTTAACTTATGACTTATATAATATAAATAATATAACCTTAATAGAGGCAGTTGATGAATAATGGCAGATAATTATGTAAATTTATCAGATACTGGTGTAGGTAGCGAAAAGATTTTGGGGGTATTTACAAAATTAATATCAGATACAATAACTTCTTCAGAACTTCTTTCTATTTTAGCTAAGTTGCCTACATTAACTGATACGGCTGAAAGTGATTCTAAATTAGCTGTTATTTCTGTATTTCCAGATGTAGGGAAATTAATTTATCCAGTTTTAAAGACACCAAAATTTTATGGTGGGGATGTAATTGAATATGTTGGTGGGACAGAACAAAGAAGATTAGGGGTTGCATTACCACAATATAAAATAATTTTAAAGTTTGCTTCATTAACAGAATCAGAAAAAGATGAGATATTGATTTCATTTAATTTTGTGCAAGGAAGAAGAAAGACACTTTTATGGATAGACCCAGTTACTGGTGATAGACATTATGTAAGATTCTTTGAAGATGTTTTAAATATTAATTATTTTTATTATCAATTATACAATTTAAATGAAGTTGTTTTAATAGAAACAGATATAGATTGGGAGATTTAAATGTCACTTAGCTTAACAGGTTCTAATTTTAGAATA